CGATTGACGGGGGATGTTTTGGGCTATTTTTCGCGGTATTCCGGTCTACTCGCCGGTTCCAAATGGCGGCGTTTCTCCATAGTCTCCACCGCTTTCAGGCGGCGTAATGCCAAAACAATTCCACGCGCAGATTATACCACGGTCAGGTAGGACAGCGCAACCCAGGACGTGATTTCCTTGAGAAGCGCCTCCTGGACCCCCTTGTGGGTGGCGATCTGCTTCACGGTGTACCGGCGGTTCTTGCCGCTCACGTAGTCCGGGACCTTGGCCCCTCTGGAGGTGGCGAGGCCGCCGTAGACGGCCCCGGCCTGGATGGTGACGGTGCTGCCCACCGTCACGGCCTTGGACGCCGTAGAGCTGCTGGTGCCGTTCTTGGTGGCGTAGTCCAAAGAAATCCACCCGGCTCCGCTCTTGAGCTTGCCCCACTTGGAAGCGCCGGTGCCGCCGGCCTCCGCAACGATGGTGTAGACGCCGGGGTTGATAGCGCCCTTGCTGCCGTAGTTGGTGCCGGGGCCGGAACGGATATTGAGGTCCGTCGCTGTCACTTTCACCGTGTAGTTTACGGCTGTCTGAGCGCTGCCGGATGCGCCGGTGCCGGTGCTGGGGCTGGTGGTGCTGGAGCTGCCACCCAGCCGCTTCGTGACCTCGGCGGCAATCTCGCCGTGGAGGTTGTAGAGGTAATCGCCGGGGCAAGACTTGTTCGCAAACCAGCGGTGAACGGTCATCACCATCTCCCCGGACTTGGGGGCATAGGCAAGGGTCTTCGCCTTGTCCCCGAACCAGAGCAGCTTCTTGGCCCCGTTCCGGCGGCAAATATCCGTCACAAGGTCCAGCAGCGCGGCATAGGCCGCCGCCGTGACCTTGTAGGGGGCCTTGTTCTCGCTGGCCGTCTCAATGGTAATGGCGCGGTGGTCGTTGGAGGAGCTGGAGGTACACCAGCTCCGGTCCTTTTCCTCCACGCACAGGCCGATGGAGCCGTCATAGCCCACAACGTAGTTGCAGGACGCTTGCTTGCTGGAGGGCTGGAAGACCTCACACCCGCGCTTAGCGGTCACTTGGCCGACGAAACAATGGATGCTGATGGTGTCGATTTTATGATTGCGGGGACTGTTCTTGTTGGGGCTGATGAGGGTATAGGTCGCAAGGCTGCTGTTACTCATGGTTGGTTTCCTCCTTGTCCTCGCTGACTTCGGTAGTGGTCTCAATGGCGATGCCCTCCAGAGGGATGATGCCCTGGGTCAGCTCATAGACGGCGGCCTCGATGAGCGCGTCAAGCTCATTCTCATTCACAGTGACGCCGCGCTCTTTCAGCCAGGCAATAACGTACTGCTTCTTCTCTTCTCCGTGCCCGCTGCCCTTGAAAATCTGCTCAGCAGCGGAGACGGCGATTTTGACCCAGGCGTTGATTTCCGCCTGCTGGGATGCCGTGGTCTTGGACTTGATGAACGGGATGAGCACACAGGTAACGATGACGCCGATCAGAGCGGCCACAGCTTCGATGATAGGGGTGATGTCGTACATGATAAATCCTCCTTGTTTTTATCCGAGTGTAGGTCCGCTGGTGTCGGACCCGCCCTCTGTGTTGTTGGTTTGGAATGGGTTTCCGTCAGCGTCCAGCCCGTGGCGGTTTCGACTGACTTTTTCGGTGGTGGATGCCGCCGCATAGCTCACCAGATAGCCGATGCAGGCGGTAAAGATGGTGGTGGTAACATCGCTCGCGGTCTGCTTGTCCAGGTAGGCGAGGATGTAGGAAGCTACGGCGGTGGCCGTGGCAATAAGGACGGCCCACGCAGCGAGCTTCTTTTTGAACTCCCATGGGCGGCGCGTCTTGGCGCGTTTCCCCTCATACTTACCAGCCATAGCGTCCCCCTCAGTCCATCAAGGAGGAAACGCCTTGCCGGGTGAGGAAGTCCTTTTGCTTGTGTTTGATGTCGGCGGCGTAGTCCAGGGCGTCGTGCATATCCCCGTTACAGTGGGCGTCGGGGATGCGCTGGACGGCCCTTGCAGTCGCTTCCCCCAGGGCAATAGCGGCATTGGTCCCCTGGACAACCAGGACGAAGAGGTCCTTTTGGCCCTGTTCCTGGGCCGCCTGTTCCTTTTCCCGCTTGTCGATACGGCGCTCCAGACGCCAGATGATAAGGCCCATGATCGCGCTCGGAATACCCATAGCCGCGACAAAAGCAAGCACCATCTGGCCCAGGCCGATGTTTACTTCCATTGGTCTCACCCCTTTACTCCGTCACGACCTTGTAGTAGTCGTCCAGGAGCGCCGGGGGCGCCCAACCATCCTGCTTGGTGAAGACACGCAGGACCTCATACTCCGTGCCGTCGTGGGTGAAATGGTCGCCTACCTGGAACGTGTGATTGGCCTCCAGTTCATCCCAATCCGGGACATTCCCCGGCTCCGGCCCCGGTTCGGGTTCCGGCTCCGGCTCTACTTCTTCGTAGAGCTTGTACTCAGAGGGGACCAGGTGGGGGTAGTGCGGCTCATAGAGCGTGACGCCCGCCTCCTTGATGGGGGTATAGAGCTTCTGGTCCACGGGGTCCCGGCGCACCGCTCCGTAGGGGACGTGCTCGCCCCACATGAAGTCCAGATACCCTCCGGGTTCCTCCGGCTCGCTACGAAGCGGACGGAACAACGTCCGCCCGCCCACGGTTCCAGGTGCCCAATCCGCCTGCGCCTGGTGCTGCGTGGTGCAGATGTAAAGCTCGCTGTCCGGCCCCACGATAGGCTCATCCTTGAAGATGGTCCCCATGGTGGCACTCCAGATGCGGGTGCCGTCCGCCGCCGCGATGATTTTCAGCTCGGCGTCGGTGTAGTCTCCGCTCTCAACCTGTCCGGCGCGGATGAGGTTCGCCCGCGCCCGGTTCACATGAAGCTCCGGGAGGCCAGGGCCGCCCATCTCCACCAGAGCGTCATGGGTGGCAAGGATGGCTGCCCACAGCTCATAGGTGTCCACGCTCTTTTCCTGCTTCTGGTAGGCGCGGGCTTCGTCAAGACTTCTCATAGTCATTCCCCCTTAGATGTAGCTTGCGGACAGAGAGTAGCAGGCGATGCTTTCATACCCTCCGACCTTGGTGATCTGGACGCGGACACCCACCGCAAAGCTATCCGCAGTCTTCGCGGAATTGCCGAAAATGTGCTTGAGGCCGAGCTGTGCAGTCTCCCAGGTCGGCTCTTCGTCGTTGTAGTTGTTGCAGACCTGGATTGTCACGCCGTCCTCGTGGGCGTTGTACCGCATGGAGACAAGGATTTTCTGAGCGGCGGCGCTGGTGTCATCCACCTTCCAGTCAAAGTCGATGATGGAGACGGACCGGGTAAAGGTGATGGTACGGGTGACGCTGTTCCCGGCGCTGTCCGAGACCTTGATAGTCATGGTGTGCGGCCCAGTGAGGGCGGCGAACTGCGCCGCCGTGAGCGCAAAGGTGTATTGGTGGTTCCGCTCTGCCGGGGTGATGGTATTAAGGGTCACACCATCCAGGCTCTCTACGATGGTGAGCGTGTCTCCGGCGTCCCCGTCGTTGACCGTGTACTGGAACGAGGGCGGCGTAGTCACCACGCCGAGCTGCTGATCGCTGCCGCTCACTGTCGGGTCTACATTGTGGGTGACGGTCCGGGTGGGGCTGGTGGTGTATGCGCTATACGCGACCTTGCTGTCCTTGGCGCGGACCCGGTAGGCTACCGTGTTCATCGCCGTGGTGATCGTGTCGCTGAACTGCGTCGCAGCCCCGTCGTAGATTTTGGACCATGCGCCGCTATTGTACTGCCGCTCAAGCTCGTAGCTTACGGCGTCGCTGTCCGGGTCCACCGACGCCGCCCAGGAGACGGTGAGACCTTTACCGCTCCGCACGTCCTCCGGCACGGTGATGGACGGGGGCGTGGTGGGGGCGTTATTCCAGATAATCGTGTAGTACCCCTCTCCATCCGGTGTATCAGATACCAAGATGTCAGAGGACAGATTCAAAGCCAGATCGGAAGAGCGTCGTGTAGGGAAAGAGTGTAGGC